GCATCACTGGACAAGACCGAAGCTGAATTACAGGCGATGCTTGACCAGCAGTTAGACAATCTAATTACGCCACCGATTGTGGGCAAACTTCCAGCAGGGTGGTAACAATGGAAATGAGCAATCTTCTTGACGTTCTAATATTTGTTATAATTGGTGGCGGTGCTTGGTATATTAATCAACTCACCGCTAGGATTAACCGTCTGGAAGAACGCATCAATTCCACAAGAGAAACATTCATCCACAAAGATGAGATGTCTAGCATGATGGGTCGCATGGAGGACAGGTTTGGTCGGCTAGAAGACTTGTTGCATCGGCTGATGGAAAAGTGAGCCAGTTTCTTGTCATCTTTGTTATCCTGACGCAACAGATGACATTTGTTATAAAGCCTTACGACTTAGATTACTGCCCCAATTACGAAGAAGCAAAAGCGAATATGTCACATTTATACCAAGAATATGATGTGGGATATTGGTCGTACCAGTGTTTCAATCGAGGCAGTAATGTGTGATGTCAAAGTTTGTAGTGGCATTTTCTTTAGTGATGTATTTGGGGACAGGTGATGACCGAAGACCTGTTGATACAAATCTCAGATTTTATAATGTGGACGATTGTCTTTATTTTGCATCTCGTTTGGCTGAACGACACGGTAACTATAGCCATATAGATTTTATTGACCCAAGAGACAGGGTTACGACATACTGTATTCCTAAAGCATACGACCCTAGCTTAGTGGAGATATTCTAATGCTTGCTGAATTGAGTGCTGCTAATGCAGCTTTTGCCATAATAAAGCAAGCGGTTCAAAACTCTGGTGACATTGCTAGGGCTGGCTCTGCTGTTGCCAAGTTTGTTGGCGCAAAGGAAGACATAGAAAAGAAACTAAAGGGCAAGCACAAAGCATCTGCTGGTGGCTCTGACCTCGAAAGATTTATGGCTCTTGAAGCTATCAAGCAACAAGAAAAAGAACTTAAAGAAATTATGATATATATGGGTAGGCCAAAGCTTTGGTCTGACTGGCAAGCCTTTCAAGCTGAATGCAGAAAAGAAAGGCGTGAAGCAGATCTAAAGGCTTACAGAAAAAAACAGTTTATTATTGAAGCATTTGTGATTATAGTTGCCATAGTATTGATGGTCGCAGTAGCAGGGACAGCGGCTTACTTATTGAGAGGGTAATATGTTAGGCGTTATTAACAATATTCTTGGTGGTGGCGATGTCATCAAAAAAGGAATACAACTTATTGATGATATGCACACTTCAACAGAAGAAGAGATCAAGGCTAAGAGCGACGCAAAAATAGCCCTCATGAATTCTTACGCACCATTCAAGATTGCCCAGAGATACCTAGCTCTTATGTTTGGTGGTACATTTCTTGGCAGTTACCTGATTGTATTAGGCATGACCATATCTGGATATGGTGATCCAGATTCTGTTACAAAGGTTATGGAACAATTCAGCATCAATTATGCGATGTTAATTATTCTTGGTTTTTACTTTGGCGGTGGTGTTGTTGACAGCTTTAAGGCTAAGAAATGATAGATGAATTAACCGAGATGGTTGCCGAGCATGAAGGTCTTCGGCTTGAGATGTACACAGATACAGTTGGGGTTCCGACAATAGGCTATGGGCATAATCTTCATACACCTATATCATTGGAGGCCGCCCAGCAAATCTTGCGAGATGATATCGAGATTGCTGTTGGCGAGTTGGATGATCGCATGGATTGGTGGCGTGATCTACCTCATAATGCGCAACTAGTTGTTGCCTCTATGGTGTTTAATCTTGGCTGGCCTAGGTTTTCTAGGTTCAAGAAAATGATCGCGGCGTTAGAGGACAGAGATTTTATTGGTGCGGCAGAAGAGATGGAAGATTCGCTTTGGTTTCAGCAAGTCAAATCTCGCGGTCATCATTTGAAACAACTTATGTTGGAGTGTCATGGATAATTATAAATTGGAAGAAGAGGCATATCTTTTAGTTCGGGAATATGGATCGAGGGGTGAAGCAATAAAGAATTCTGGCATTCCAAAAAGTACATTCAATGACAGATACCAAAGATATTTAATGCGGAAAAAATTGCTAGAAAAGCCAAGCCAATATGAAACACCAGATGTTGTGCCTGATGATATACCAGTAGAAGATATAGTAGATCAATTACATGGTAGATTTAAACAAAGAAAAAAGAATAAAGAATCCAAAAAATGGATAAAGATTAAAATGAAATCAGATGATCCTATTGGATTGCTCTGGTTTGGCGACCCCCACATAGATGACAACCATTGCGATTGGGATAACCTACGCTCTCATCTGTCTATACTGCGCGAGAACAGCAACATCTATGGGTGTTCGCTAGGTGATCACCAGAATAATTGGATAGGCCGTCTAGGACGCTTATATGGCGAACAAGACACATCTCACAAAACAGCATGGAAGTTAGTTGAGTGGTTGATCCAAGAAATGAACCCTATGATTCTCATTGGCGGCAACCATGACATGTGGTCTGGTGCTGGTGATCCACTTAAATGGATGGCCCAGCCCCACACTATTAGAGAAGATTGGGAAGCTAGAGTTGCGCTGGTCTTTCCTAATGGAAGAGAGTGCCGCATACACGCCGCTCATGATATGCCTGGTCACAGCCAATGGAATGCGTTGCATGCGCAAAACAAAATGGCTAGGTTCAAGTCTAATGCCCACCTGTATATAAGTGGACATAGACATAATTGGGCCTTGTCTCAGATCGAGTTGGTGGAAGAGGAAACCACAGCGTGGCTTGCCAGAGCGAGAGGATATAAATTCCATGACACTTATGCTTTCGTCAAAGGCTTTGAACAACAAAACTTTGGGCAAGCAATTTTGCAAGTCATTGATCCTCATAACCCTAATCCTGTGTCGTGGAATCAGTGCTTTGCTGATCCTCATGATGGTGCAAAGTATCTTCAATTTCGGCAATCGCTTCGGCAGTAATGGCGGCATAGCCAGCAATGTCTACCCATGAATCTACATGGCTTGGCGTTTCCATGATGCGGCTAATCTTAACCATCATCATCATGATGCCAACATCTTCAGCTTGAAAGCTTATACCAATATAACTTCCCCATAGTTCAGCTATGCGGTCAAAGTTTTCGCTTGGCTTTCCATAATCAGTGCCTCTATTTGCAACAGCTTTGTTTGCTTCTTGCAAAATAAATTCTCTTGTTATCATTCTTCTACTCCTATTATTTCAATATCGCCAATACTATAACCTCTTGCTAACAATCCCCCTTGCCTTGCCCTTACTCTTTCTTCAGCTAATTTTTTTGCTTCATCAGGGCTAATTGCCGATACAGTTAATTCTTTATAGAACTCTGCGGTCATCATAACTTTATATAGCGCGCACAAATGCTTTGGCGAATTTGATCTTATGCGTGGTGTTTTGATTGCCATGATAATAAAGGGGGATAACTATTAATTATCCCCCTCCCCCTAATTAAAATGGAACATTGTCAGACAAAGTGTTTTCAGCTTGTGGTGCTGGTGCGGCTTGCTGTTGACCACCTTGTTTCTCTGATATCTTTAGAGATAAATAGTTGCCAGCATTCTCGCTGGTGTTTCTCCAGCCAGCCATCCTTAGGTTTTGTTTATAAGGACCAGAGTAATCTGGTGCGCCGCCTGTATCGGATTCGTTTGCATATAGCACACCAACCCTTTCGTATACAGACAGGACATCTTTGCCCTGATGATCTGTGTCTTTGATGATAGCAATTCTGCTTTTGTTTTCTTTATCATCTTGCACAGAGCCTGTAAGGATTAGCGTCTGTTCTTCTTTGGGGGCAAACGCCGCCCCCTTGTTTGTGTTATCGTACTCAGTCATTAGAATGCTCCTTGTGACTGCACTGGGTTACGGACTTCGCCTGTCTTAGAGGCGGCTAGATTGCCATCATCATCTTCTGACGGCAAACCAAACGCAGACTGCAAGCCATAGCGTTTGGCATAGGTAATGCCTGATCCCATCTTTTGTGGGTTAGACATATCTGGTGTCATCACTGGCGTTCTACTTTCTAACTCTTCGCCAGA